AGAATCTGTGCCGTCTCGGGGCGCTCGGCCCATTTCCGGGCGGTTTCTCTTCCAATTTCCGTTGACGTCCAACGTTCTACTGGTCGAAGTTTCATTGTTCAGTTTGCTGCTGCGGCGCGCTTTCCTGCGGCGCGTTTTGGGTTGCTTGCATCTTGCTCTGAAGTCGTTTAGCGGCGAGGTCCGCCGCGGTTTTGTAGTCCTTGGCTTCGATTTCAGCTTGAAGCTTGAGCTTCTCAGCAGCAAGCCTCTGCTGCGAAGCCATCTCGCGCTGGCGCATCCTTTGCTCTGCTGCAGCTTCCTGTGCGCGAACTTTCGCGGCAGTCATCTCGTCTATCGCGCGCACCTTTGCGGCGACGTCAGGCGGCAACTGCCCTTGCGGCACCTGCGACGCCAACTGCTGGATCGCGGCCATCACACTCTGCAATTGAGCCATAAGTTGCCTTGCTTCCGGCCTGGCACCGGCGATGCTCGATCTTTCTAGCACGCCGCCGATGTGCTGAGCCACGTTCACCAAACCGATCGCCGTTTCCTGTGACGGTACGATCTGGTTCGACATCAACTGGCTGACTCGGTTGCCGAGTATGGAAAGCAGAACGGTCGCGTACTCGATCGGGTCCACGTCATCCGGCACGATTACCGGGCCGCCCTGAGCCAACGTGCCGAACGCGAGTGTGGCGAACCGCGCCGTGTTTGACGGTGGCGGCTCGGTCTCTGGCACAAGTTCCATCGCTTTGTCTGGATCGTCGGTGTGCGCCAGAGTAAAGTCGCGGAGAATGATCCGCTGGCTTTGTGGCGGGTAAAGCTGAAGAGCAGCCATGAGCTCGTTCACCTGCGATATTTCGAGCACCTTGTTTCCGCCACCAATTGCGCGTTCCGGAGTTACTTCCCAACGCTCGAACTCGAGCGCGTCTTCTGAGATACCATCCTTCCTGAGGCCCTCTTGGAATGCTTTTACGTCCTTGTCGGTGCTGCCAGACAACGTGAACCGTCTGCAGATTTCGCGGTATTGCTTCTGCCGATAAATCGACTGCATTTGGACAAGCGAGGTTAGAAGCACGCCAGCTTGCTGGACCTGCGCCAGAACTTGCGTGGCCGTCATCTCTTTCCTTGTGCCGGCGTCCGGGTCGGCAATGAATGACGCGCTGTTCTCGTTGATCAGTTGCCGCAACATGGCGTATCCAGCATTGATCAGGTTGTGGTCCACTGCGTACCGCTCCTGAGCGGGAACGTACTCGATACCGCGCGGCAGGATTGACATGTTAGCGAGCATGACCATCGCCAGCTTGTCCCTGTCTTCCTCGCCTATGTTGCGGAACAGTTGGTTGCACGCCTCGAAAAGCGAATCCATCCAACGGCAGAACAGCCGGTTCGTCATGTTAAGGACCGGGTACAGCAAGTAGCCCATTCCGCGAACGCTGTGGTAACGGAATGGGGCGACATTACCGCCGTCTGCGTACTGGACGTGCAAGATTTGGTCAATCGACGTAGCAAATCCGGATCTCTGCTGGTAAAGGAACTCGGCCTTGCCGGCCTTGCCGGAGTCTCGAACGTCTTGGATTATCGACAGTTCCCAGCGCGGTTCGTCTTCGTCGTCAGTTAGCTGGTAGAACCACCACAGCTTGGCCGTCGGGATCAGGTCACTGGCATAGTACAAGCCGTTTTGTTTGAACTGCTCCGCCAGTTTTTCAGGAAAATCGTAATCAGTCCGACCGTGGTCTTGGAATTGATCGTCAGCAAGAGAAGCGATCAGGCGCTTGACGGCTGGCACGTTCCAGCCGGGATCAACGTTTTTGCCGCTGATCTTACGAAGCAGCTCTGCGGCGCTTGCCTCTTGGTACACCGCGAAGAACGACACGTTGCTGAAGTCCACGTAAGCGTTCGTCGGGACTTTCAGGTCCTCGATGCTGAGAAGCACCGGACACCACGCGTGGCGGTCGTCCCACATGCTCGGGCCCCTGCCATGAATGACCACGTTGGCGTCTGCTCCGCGGAGTATCTCGTAGAACCGCATCGATCCCCGGAGAATTCTGTTCAGGCGATTGGTGACCTCGTACGAGACAATTTCAGCCTTGGACTTGTCCTTAAGATCAACGCTGACCTTGAAAAAACGCCCGTTACGCATTGTAGCCTGGGCGAGCTGGCGGCGTGCCTCGTGAGCGACTCTGGGCGCAATCAACGGCTGCACGTTGGTGAAGATGTGATTTTCTTCCGCCTCTTTTTCCGTCCACGGCGGAGCACCGTTGTAGAGGTCGTTTAGAGCAGCGCGGTTTGCAGCGCGCCCTTTGGCGTCTTCGCGCTTGAGGTGCTCCACTATGTCGCGGATTTTCTCTGGATCAGATATTCTCATAGTGCGGTTCTACTATTCAAATGTGCCATGAATACGGTCAGACTGTCAACATGAGTTTACGCATGATGTCGCTGGTGTGCACATTGAAGACCTTAGGCACAATCACGATTTCTGCTCCGACCTCCTTTGCTACGGCAACTTCGCTTTTATTGAGCGTCTCTGGCGTGTAATCCCCGCCCTTCACCCAGACATTTGGACGCAGCTCAAGCAGCAGTCTCGTGACGCGCATTTCATCGAAGACTACAACTTCATCCACGTAACGGACGGATTCAAGCGCGAATTTTCTTGCCTCGACTGGCTGCAACGGGTGGCCGACCCCCTTCAACAGGAGAACGGATTCGTCAGAGTTAAGCCCGACGATAAGCTTATGACCCCGCCTTGCAGCCTCCCTCAGCAGGGCAATGTGACCGGCGTGAAGAATCTCGAAACAACCGTTGGTGAATACCGTTTTCATGACTTCATGGCCTTACTTTAACCGTGAAATTTTGGTGCATTGCACTTCCGGCATATCGGCGGCATAGCATCGATGTCCAACGCGGCATGCGCCTTGCGCATTTCGACAAACCGTGGACCATTGATGATGTCAACCAGCCGCTTTTGTTTGATATTGCCGTAGATAGTTTCGCCTGTGAGATCGAAACAGCACTGGCCAACGTCGCCGTTGTTATAGATGTAAACGTGGGTCATCGCGCGGTCGCATATTTTTCGCGGCATGTCAGCGGTGATTTCTTCGCCGACAGAATCGCGGATCAAACCTCCGAAATTACTGAAGCATCCAAAGCAACATGGGACGCCGCGCTTGGCGCACTCGTCGGAAAGCAGGCCTTTGTCGTCGATCGTCTTTGAGAATTGACACATTGTGACGGAAATCTCCGTGTTCGATTTGAGCTTGCGCTTTATCTCGAGCGCGGAATCGACATTCCTCCATACGACGTCCCAATCCAAGCCTGTATTGGCTTTAAGATGCTCTCTGGTCCCGCCTTGAATCGAGAATATCAGGTGATCGACATTGCCAGCGCCAAGAATGGGTTCTACGCATTCCGGGGTCGCCAACAATCCGTTCGTGTAGATTGTAACTTTTAGCGTGGGGTAATTGTCAGCGATGCCTTTTACAAAGCTAGGCATTCTACTATCAGCGAACGGATCGCCGTTGATGAACGGACAAAGACGTGTAACTCCGACTTCGACGATTTGTTCGATTGCCAACCAAAACAACGGAGTCGGCATTGTGCCTAGCGGACGTTTTGTCAGGCGCCGCGGGCACATACCACAGTGCGCAGGGCATGCGGTTGTGGTCTCAACTTGCGACAAGTTTGCGGTGATACTCGAAGGTGTCATAGAAGGCGTTTGCTCTTTGTTGGTCCTCTTCCGTTTTGGTGTGGGTCATACACACGCTCCGGTTCGGCCCGAGCCTAACGACCTTCAGGCCGGTTGTATCTGGCCATTCGTGCACTCGGTGGATCCAGCGAACGCATGTCCTGTGCAATTTCGGTTGCCAATCAGGCCAATTCACCCAGTCTTGGACGGTGCCGTTTCGAAGAAGAACCGTGTTCCGCCTCGGCAATTCGACGATGTCGCAGTCGCATAGCACAAGGATTTTAAGCGCGGCCCACAATTCTGGCGTCAGATTTTCGTCTGTGTCGATGTGAAGGATCCACCCCGGACGCGCACATTCAACCGCGAAATTTCTTTGCCCGGCAAAATCAGCGTTAAGCGGTCTTTTGATGTATTTGGCGAACCCCTCCTTGTATCCCTCGATTCCGTCTTCTGCGCCTTCATCAAGAACGACGATGGCTTGGTCTATCCATTGCTCAGCCGTATCCATCATCTGTCTGAACTGCTCTGGTTTGTATTTGGCGATGCACACCAATGTCAATGCAGGCGTTTGCATACGAACAACCTAGTCTTTCTGAGGATTTGAATTCTATCCTTGGCTTGTTCGGCGAACATGTCTATTGCGACCTTCGGACAATCCGACTTTTCGTTGTGCCACGTATAATCATCGGCAATCACTATTCCACCGTTACGTACGACGCGATACGCCTCGGTCAGGTCATGGATCACGTCGAAGGCTTCGTGGCTGCCATCTATAAACACCACATCGTATCTTTCGCTGTCCAAACATCGCCATGCTTGCCATGCATCCATCTTGTACACGGTAATGCGATCGGCATACTTGGCGGTGTTGGCACTGAACCTTGCCAATAGGAAAGCCGTGTCCAAATCCGATTGGTCAGCGCCGCCCTTGAAGTGATCAATCGCAACCAGTTCTGCCATCGGACAGTGCTGCATAAACCATACCGTTGACCTTCCCTCGAAACTTCCGACCTCGACGATTCTCAGCGCGTTGGTAGGCACGACAGCAGCCATCTCTGATTCGATGTCCGCGAACCAATCGTACCTGAATGTGTTGGGCGTAAAGTTCATAGGTACGCTTTTATGATGTCTTCCGTCATCGCCGCCGTTCTATCCCACGTGAACCGCCGGGCATAGGACTCGGCCGTCAGCGAACGCCTCGTGTACTCTTTTGCTTCGAGTTCGGCGGTCGCCCGTAGAACATAAACGAGGTGTCCCGCGTCTGGCGCGGCCCATTTACCAGTTTTAGGATGAACATCGTCATCGCGCAGGACTTCGGAATGTTTCACGTAGAACGCGAATGAATCGTCCGTGAACTCACGCAACCCCGCGTAGTTGATTGCAATCGGCACAACTCCATGCGCCATGGCTTCTTGAACGTGAAGTTCCCAGCCGCCAGGAGCTGGATTTACAATAAAATGCAGTGAATCGTACCATTCGGCCATCTCTTCATCGGTCAGATACCTGTTGATGGCCACAAATCTACTGTCATTCGGCAAGTCAGGCCACGGCCCATCGTAGCCTTTGATCTGCAATTGGGCGAGACCAGGCTTTGGAAACGCTTTCACGAAGGCTTCAATGATCTGTTTCAACATCTTCCGCCGTTGTGACGGCTCGCTCATACGCATCGCGCAGCCATACACAATGGGGATTCCGAACTTCCTGGGTTTTTTCCGCTTGTGCAGTCCGGTGTTAATGCCGAGATCAATCCTGTGTACTGGCACAATAACTCCGGAACTGACCATGACGTCGCGACAGTAATTTGACGGCACGATAACACATCGCGCTTGGTTTAGCGTCTTTACGGCCTTGCGAGGGAGCGAACTGCTTTCCCAGATTGTTATCACAATGTCGCCGTCGCGTGCGGTATCCATTATGATGGGTATGGCGTCAAAAACAACTCTGCATTTTGCGCCCGTTGCGGACTCATGCAAGTTAAATGGATGCTTGCCGTACGTTTCGTCAGAACGTGTCGGTACCCATACGGGCAGGACCGTCTTAAACCGTTTGGCCACTTCATACGCCCACCGTCCAATCCCGCTGTTGACGTCGCGAAGAGCGGCCCACTCTATAGTTGGCCGAAATTCAACGTCAGGTAACGGCCCACATGCACCGTAATTGAACCCCTCGTAGTTGAAAAAGCAATTCTGTGCAATCGGCGTAAACTCCACGACCGCAGGTTTCCCCATCCCCACAGCAATCGCCAGCGGAGCGGATTGATTGCCGATGAATAGCGAACAACCGGCAATGATGGAAGCTGCTTCCATCAGGTCTTTTGTGGGTATATACGCAACGTCTCCACAGTCCGCCACAAACGCTTCGTACTCTTTCGGTGTACCGATAAACCCTGCTATACCTCGGTACTTTTCGATAATTTTCGGCCAAGGAAACTCTGGATTATGATAACGCAATGACCTCGCCATGACGACAGCAGGGGCTTTCTCGCTCGGCTCAGCCCAAAGCCATGGCGTCGAATCAATCCATGTCGGCAGACCACACTGTTTCAGATGAAGCGCAGACAACCGCCAGTGCCGGTGGACCCCAAGTTGTTCTCCGTGAATTAAGTGTCTGAATTCATCGAGCATGACCGCGTCTTTTGGCGGGCAGTCAGCAAATTCAGCGTCTTTGATGTAAGGCTGGTTTTTCAGAAGCGGGATGATCAGATCTGCGCGCTCTTTGGTCATCGGCTCGCGCGTGATATATGGCGCGGCGTCTTTGCATCTGGTCAGCACGATTTTACCGCCGCCAAGTGCCCTGATCGCGGGCAACGAGTAAATGATGTCGCCCAAATCGCCACTATGACAAAACACACGTTCGCTGCTTGCCGAAGTCAGCGGCAGACATTTGATCGTCGTTTGTGCGGATAACCGTGCTTCAGGCGGCTCAGTATCGGATTCGACATCTCGCGGATCATTTGTCGGTGGTTGATCTACATTTTTGGTTTCTGGAGCTAATTCGGCATTAGCTTTTGTATCCCGTCGCGAAACCTCTGCAGTCGCGCCAGATTTGTCGCCATTGGTTGTCGTCGAAACTTTCTGGTCGGCTACTCCGCTGGGTTGCGGCTTGTCTTTCGCGCGAACGTCAGAGTCAAAGGACGTCGAAAGTAGGTTTACAACGTCACCGAACTTGTCGGTGTGCACGAGAACTGCGTTCGGGTTGATGTCGCTCTTTTCCGTCCATCTGAGCGGAGCGCGGTTCCTTCCAAGCCGGAACTGGATCAGATCAGTGCAGCCAATGTTACGCGGTCCGAGCAGCCGCGAGAGAACCACATCGAATGGCTTGTCCATGTTGTCGATCACGGCGTTGATCATCTCGCGCTGGAGAGCTTTTGAGTACACAGCAACCCCGTTCACGCCGACTGACGGCAACGGAGGCCTTCCTTTGATGCAGGCCCCGAACACGAGTTTCCCAGATTCCTTAAAGGCCTTGTACAACTCGGAAGTCCATGTGTTCTTAGTAGGCACCGAGTCTGGTTCCCAGAACAGCCACGCGTCAACGTCATATGTTTCAACCGCGTTGTACGCGCAGATGAACGCAGCGTTTGGCCCAGCCGGCCATTCCTTGCTTCCCGGGAACGCTAGCTGCGGCACAACCTCGACCCTGTCAGCCAGCGGTGAAGCAAGCTGTTTAAGCACGATGATCCTGTTGCCGCCGAGGTTGTCTGGCAGCAGGAGCATCACTCCTGCTTTAGGAGCTTCCAGCCTGCATGCCCAAGCAAGCGTTTTGATCGCAAGCTTGTAGTCCTCTCCGCAGACCGGCATTACAAGGGCGAACCGATTCAGGGGTTCATTATCCAGCAGTTCAACGGAAGTGATTCTAATGTTTCCTGGCTCGTCCATCGTAGTATGTGATTAAGGTCAACATGCACTTTCAGGCCAATCAGACAATCGCAGGCCCGGCAAATTCCGATTTTATCGTCGAACTCGAACGACAAATCCTGCCCGGACACCGTTTCCCATGCCTTTCTTGTCGCCAGCATCGGCGCCTTGAGGCGATGGTTCGGAGCGTTCAACGGGCATTGCAGACAGATTTTGGCCCGGGCGAGCGCTACTTCACGCGGCACTGGCGCTTTCCGTTGGCCGAACAACTCAAGCAACGCAGCTGCGCCGCGGCTATAGTGGCTTAGTTTTCCCACAACCAGCGCATCCTTTCTTCTGTTTTATGACGGCGACACCGAGAACCGGGCTGACCGCTCCCGGAATTCCACCCGGCGCCGCCGTCGGTGTGGTCTCACGCAATTCAAGCGGGAGGCCAAGCTCTTTCCTCTTCGCGACCAGAACGTCCATCTGGCAATCCTCGAACGCCCAACGCGGAAGGCCGTTCCGGCGCCTGTAGTTGGACAGTGCCAAAGCAGTCTCCCAGAAACCGTCCCGCGATATTACCGCCCCTGTTTTTTCGTCCTTGTAGGACCATTTGCCGCCATGCTGTATGGCAAGATTCAGTGGTCTTATGAATGGATCAGTCTTCATACTGGAACAAGCTCGTGCGCCCTCGCGGCCTGGAGGAACGCACGCTGCGTTTTCTCAAGCCATTCAACTCTGTCGATTGATCTCTTGGAGGCATGCTGCGCACCAATCTCAAAGCCGTTACGCCGCGCAACTTCGAGCGCGACGACAAACGCGTCGAACAGGTCCGGTGACCGGCCCATGCGCCGTCGTGTGTCGATCTTCTTTTCAACGTCTTGTTTACCATCTTTCGTGACGAAGTACTCCCGCAACGCACCTTCTTCAAACACGCTGATCGGCAATTGCCGGATTTGCCCGCAGCTGATGGCGTGTCGGGCCGCAAACCACAATGATGTCACCATCTTGCCGTACAGGTCGCGCTCGCTGCGTTCAGGATCGCCGGCAGCAGGCCTGTCCGGCGGCCGTCCACCAAAGTCAATCGCGTGGATGTTCGGGCTCCACGCTCGCGCTATTGCTACGCCAACGGAGCCGTGACCCGTGGCGTCAAAGCCGAATCGTGAAGGTTTTATGTTGTTCGCCACCGCGTAATCCCTGACGAAGTATGCGATTTGGTCCTCAGCGGTCATTGGTTTGCCCGTTTCGTCAACCTTTCCGCTTACCAACGGAACGATGATTGGCCCATCGGTCACGGCGGCGATTCTGTAACCGTACACGTCGGTGCCGATGGTAAGCCTGATCAGAACTGTTCTGTCGCCGTCTTCCATGGACAGCGCAGGGTCAAGGCCGACAACGTCGATCAGGTCGCCAGAGCCGTCCCATACAACCTCGCCAAATGCATTGCCCCGCTCGCACAGAGGCTTGGTGATCACACGCCGGCTACCGACGCCCTTGGGCATGATGCCCATGTTCATCATTTGGAATTGCCACGAATCTTCTCCGAACCGGAGCTTGTCTTCCTCAAGCTGCTTTGGCGTGATCAAGTACGGGTATTTGACTCCATCGGGGCCGAAGTTCGGTCCGTCAGGTCCGTAGAGCTGGATGGTGGTCGAGTTGCTGCCGACGGCCTTCCAAGTGCAAGTCTTTCGTGGTTGAACGAAACCGTCCCAACCGCCGAGTTCTTTTGCCGGCTCTGCAATGACTCCGAGAGCGTCCATTGGGTCCTTCGGGTTCCCAAGCGCAACGAACTTCGTGACGGGACTTTTGCGCAGGTTCGCAGTGGCGTCCCAGAACGACCGCGGCATAAGGCTCGCTTCGTCGAAAATGCCGATCAACCTCTCATTGTGCAGGCCGACGTATGAACCGATGCCAACCCAATTGTCGCCAAGCTTGCACGCAAGGCCGATGATAGCGTCCTTTGAAACCTTGATTTCGTCTTCAGACGGTTGCGCCGCGAAAATCTTAAACTCGCTCTCGACGATGTAGCCGGGCGCGGTTGGCCGCAACGCCTTTACCTTGTGCAAGATTTCTGTGAGCGCACCCCAAACGCGGAGACGGAGCCCAGACAGGGTAATAGAGGAACAGAGGATGCTGGTGCCTTTGGGGTGCGCAAAAAATTCTGCGTAGGCGCACATCGCAGCCGTGTATGTCTTTCCGGAGGCGGCTGGCCCGAGTATTGCGACCGTGTCGTGCAGCGGCCACTCGTTGATGATCAATTCCGAATAGGAGTGGAAGTCAAACCACGGAGCGAGGTGCTTGATTAACTCACGAAAATGGTGGACCGGGCCGAGTCCGATCTTGGTGCCGCCAACATCGTAGTATCCGCCGCGAGCGTACATGAAAGCCTCGACTTCGGCCGGGTCGGTTGTGTTCCAAACCCTGCCGTACATCGTCAGGTTTCTGGCACCTTGTTTTCGCGCCACGTCGCAACAATACACACTTGCTGATCGAGTGCAAGAAAAAAATGCAGAATTTTGCTTGACACGTTCTCGGCGTTGTGTATCGTGCCCGACATGAACGAGAAATGGGAGCGACAACTTCGCTGGAGGGCAAAGATGATCGCTGCAGGCCGGTGTCCGAACTGTGGAAAGCGCATGGACACGCCGCGTTCACGTTGCAGCAGATGCCTCACCAAGGTTCGCGAGTCAGCAAGGAAGCGACTTAATTGCAAGCGGCGCTACCGCGCTGCGTCTTACCTGTTCGAAGGAGCTGCAGACTATGCCGAGGTTTAGTCAAGCTGATTACATTGCTTACTTGGCCCGGAGAAAAGCATCCGAGCATGTCCAAGGCAAGGCCGACGACGACGAGGCCGGGATCCACGAAGCGATCATTTCGGAGTGCCGGCGGCTTGGTCTGTATTACGTGCACAATAGAATGGACAAACCGAGCACCGCAACCGTTGGCGCGCCGGATTTCATTATTGCGCTTCCGCACGGCAAGACCTTGTGGATCGAAGCAAAATCCAGACAGGGCAAGCTTCGGACCGAACAGGCTGCTGCTGCAGTTTGGCTCGCCAAGCTTGGACACAATTTCCGGATCGTTCGATCGATGGCAGAGGCGATCCGATGCATAAATGACGCGATAGAAACAGCGGAGACGGAAAATGGAGACGAAAAACATTCAGGAAAACAGCAGGGAGTTCTTTGAGTATGGCTTCCTAGGTTCGTTCATTCAGAGTCCAGATGGCGCAGCAGACGCGGCTGTGGGATGCGGTCTGGCGAGCCCCGAGTTCATCCAAAACCAAATTCTGCAGTGCATTTACGAGACGGGGCTTTTGATGCTCGAGGACGGCGTTCACATTGACCAAGCTACAATTTATGGCGAGGTCACCAAGCGCTTTCCCAATATTGACAAGGCGGTTCTTGCATCGACGATCAGCCGCGCATTGGATGTTGCGGTTGCGCCGTCTGCGGCGGACTACTACGCAAAGGCGATCGTTGAGTTCCATATCTCGCACAGGATCGTGCAGGAAGTCAACAGGCTGAAGGGCGAATGCGAGACCATCAAAGAGCCAGCGCGGTTTGCGGAGCGGATTGCGCAACGTTTTCTTGGCATCGCTCAGATCGGCACTGACGCCGAGAGCCTCGTTATCTCCGCGCCGTCTGCAATCGCAAAGGCAACCGAAAGGCTGGAGGAAATAGAGGATGCCACGTCGAACAGCGTAGCGAAGTTCGACATTCCATCCTTGGACAAAACCGTCATGCTGCTGCCGAAGATGCTTGTCACAATCGCCGCGCGCCCAAGCATAGGCAAGACAGCACTTGCCGGGCAGCTTGCGCTGAACGCAGCCAGGAGCGGCATTCCGACTTTGTTCGTAACCCTGGAGATGCCGGTCGGCGACATTGTCCAGCGCATGCTGGCGCACATGTCAGGTGTCTCGTTCAGAAGCATAAGGCACGGGATGCATCCAGATGAGCTTGGCAAGTTCATAGAAGCAAAGCGCGCATTTGCAAAGCTGCCGATCTATTTCATCGAACGCGGAACTATCACAGCCAGCACGATCGCATCACACGCTTCGCGGCTGGCGGAGACATGCGGCGTAAAGCTGCTGATCATCGATTATGTCCAGCTTGTCCTGACAGATAAACGATGCGACACGCGTGAGCTTGAAGTGGCTTACGTGTATGACGCACTTCGGCGTCTTACAACCGATGCTGGAATTGCAACGGTGGCGCTTGCGCAACTGAACCGCGAATCCGAAAAGACAGACAGAAGACCGAAGCTTTCGGACATACGCGAGACCGGGAAAGCGGAGGCCGATAGTGATGCCGTCTTGCTCATGCACAGGCCAAAGGAAGGCATCTGCGAGAATGAAGTGGATATTATCGTTGGCAAGAACCGCAATGGCCAACTTGGCACTGCATACACCGAATTTCAGGGTGAATGCTTCAGGTTTGTCGAGCGCAAGCCGATCACGGACGTCTGATGCGGGAAGACGTCTCTGAGGATTACTTTTGACACAGCGAACTATTCTTGGCAGATTATCGGAGGAAGAATGAGCATGATGCCACTGAATTGCTCTGGCCCGTCTGCGGGCGTGAACTGCGCAAAGCGCCAAAGAAAAATGCCGTTGGTTGGCAGAAAACCTGCGCCGGCACAGTGAAATCGAAGGTGCAAGTATCTCGGAAGGTACCGACGGAGACGCTGTGCCATCAACCCTATCCCACCGCTGCATGATATGAAAATCGAGAGACTGCGTGCACCTTTTCAGTACTACGGCGGAAAGGGCCTGATGGTCGCCAGACTGACACCATTGGTTCCCTCCGGCGGTAAGCCATACTGCGAACCCTTCTGCGGGGGTGCGTCGCTGTTCTTCAGCCGTGAACCTGCGCCGGTCGAGGTGTTGAACGACTTGGACAGAGACGTGGTGAACGTGTTTCGGTGCCTGCAAAACAAGGACACGTTCGAGGAATTGCGGCATCGGCTTATGTGGACGCCATACGCACGGGCCGAGTTTGAACGCGCGATTGAAACGCTGAAAGAACCGAGCGCCGACAGTGTTACACGCGCTTGGGCGTTTATGGTCGCACAGAATCAAGGTTTCGGTGGTCATGCGGATACTGTCGGAAACTGGGGCAGGGCGTTTGTACCAGATGCTGGCACTGCCGGAACAGCGAACCGGTGGCTGATGCGGCTGTCCATGCTGGACGCTTGGCGATGGCGCCTGATGCGCGTCCAGATCGATTGCAGGGACACTTTGGAAGTCATAAGGTACTGGGACAACCACGATGCCGTCTTCTACTGTGATCCTCCTTATGTTCAGGAAACACGCGCCAAGGGTTGGGTAAACGTGTACGCTCATGAGATGTCAGAAGAACAGCATCGAGCCCTTGTTGAAACACTTTTGAGCGTGTCCGGCGCCGTTGTTCTATCCGGCTACGAGCATCCGGTGTATTGGCCGCTCGAAAATGCGGGTTGGGAAAGGGCCGAATTTAAAACATCTTGTCATGCGGCTGCCCGCACCCGTGTTTCAGGGATCCTGGGCAAAGGCGCGGCAACAGCAGATGTACCGCGAACCGAAATCGTATGGCGCAACAAGCGGGCGGTCGAGTTGACGGCAGCAAAATCTGCTTGACACGGCGGCCTGTTTCTGGCAGATTACCTGCGGAATACGGGATGAAAACAGTAAGGTCAAGACAATCAAATGCCCCCGCCGCAACCCGATGGCAAGGGACGGCAGCCGGTTCACCTACTGTCCGGTCCTGTGGGGGCGCCAATTTAGTGCCGGGCTGGGTGCCATACCAGCCCGGTTTCTTCGTTGTAACCACACAAAAACAAAGGAAGTGACAAGATGAAGGAATCATGCATTCCGCATCCGGCTAATGCTCGTTTCAACATCACGCGGCCTGAGTACGTTCTCATTTGCCGGAACGACCGTTGCGCCGCGTGCCTGCTATCGTTTTTCGAGTACTGGCATAATATCAAGCTTGAGTACTCGAAAAAAGCCGCGCGGGCTAATGATATCGCAGAAATGCACGGAGATGCTCGCACGCAGGACGAAAGCCTGTGGCAGTTCCACACGATCAAAGAAATGGAGCTTGGCATCGCGTACATGTTCACTGCAAAGCCAATCCTTAGAGCGCTAGACGTCCTCTGCGAACTTGGGTTCATCGTCAAGGGGCGCAACCCGAACCCCAAGTACAGCTTCGACAGAACAACGTGGTTACTGCTGAAACCTGAAGCTGTAATCGCCGCACTTGAGAAAGTTTATCCGATAATGGAGAACTCCCAAATGCATTGTGGAGATCTCCACCACCGTGATGGAGATCTCCAACACGGTGATGGAGATCTCCAACACGTGTCTGTCGCGCAAAATCCTTGTAAGTGCACGGAAAATGAAGCACTTACGAATGACGAAAAAATTGAAAATCCGGACAAGATTACTTACAAGATTACTACAGAGACTACTCTCACAGAGAGAGAGCGTGAGGCGGAAACGGCGCCTTCGGCGCCAGAACCGGTAATAGCGCTTCCCGATGCTAGGAGCTACTGGAACAGAACAGTGCCGGAACCAACAGAGATTCCTAAAGGCCCTTCTGATGAAGAGATCCAGAGATGGGCGCAGGATGTAAGAAAGAACGGTGCAGACTACACCGACGATGAAATTAAATCCGCAACAATACGTTGCCGGCTCGACCAGTGGCTGTGGCGTGGCAGGCCGTGCGCGGACTGGCGGCTAATGCTTGAGGACAGAATTCAGGTCATGAGAAACACGTTCGGCAAGTTTAGCGGTCCAAAGCCGTCCAACGGGTCTAACGGGCAGGCCAAGGAGAAACCGATGTCGCCCTACCTGATGTACAAGCTCAGGGACGAGCTTCGGGAAAAGTTGGACGAAGTTTATGAGCAGCTCAAGTACGTGCAGGATGAAGACCGCAGAAAGCCGTTGCTCGAGCAAAAGGAAAAGCTTCGCAAGCGGATCGAATCGCTCGAAGCAAAGCTCGAAGCCGTGGCCGTCGGTGGGGCTGATGAATCGAATGGTTAACGAAACTCACAGGCTCGACAAATGACAAGCCGAATACTTCAGCTCCTGCAGGAACGGTACTCACCAGAACGGGGTTGGATTCTCATACCAGAGCTCCGGATTGGAACCGGGTTCGGCAAAGACAAAGAGCAACGTCTTGACGCATGGGCAATCTGTTGCTGGCAAACAAGAGAACCGGACGGGCCGGCAATCGTTCGGCTGTCAGTGCACACTATAGCCTTCGAAATCAAGATCAGCCGCAAAGATGCGCTCCAGGAGTTCCGAAACCGACAAGCGCTGGCATGCACACGGCATAGCGCACCAGTTCTTTTTTGTAGCACCAGAGGGCGTAATAGAAAAGGAATGGCTTGAGCCCGACGAAGGCCTGCTCGAACTCCGCGGCGACAGGCTCGAGTGCATCAAACAAGCCGCTGTTAGGCCGATCGGAATGCCGCGCTGGACGTTCGTAGCGTCGATCGTGAGAAGGCTTGCGAACAGCGGCTCCACGCCCTGCAAAGCCACTGATGAAAATCAGGCAACGGCACCAGCGGAGTTGACCTCGGCAACTCAAGCGTTCGGAGCGGAGACGGCGCGTGCGAATAATTTGCGAAATTGCACTTGACAGGAGAGCGCGTGG